AAAATAATGTTGAGATAGCAGTAAAACATCTTTTAAATGCATTAATAATAGATAGTGAGCATGACCATAACACAATGGAAACTCATAAAAGAGTTGCTAAAATGTATGTAAAAGAAGTTTTTAAAGGTAGATATGAACCAAGACCAAAGATTACAGACTTTCCTAATATAAGAAAATTAGATGAGATTTATACAGTAGGACCAATAAGCATTAGGTCTATGTGCAGTCATCATATGGTGCCTATATTTGGTAAATGTTGGATAGGTGTTATACCTAGTGATAAAGTTATTGGTTTATCTAAATTTAATAGAGTTGCAGATTGGATAATGTCAAGGCCTCAAATACAAGAAGAAGCGGCAATGCAATTAGCAGATGAAATAGAAAGTATTATAAAACCTAAAGCATTAGCAGTTATAGTAAATACTTCACATATGTGTATGAGTTTAAGAGGAGTTAAAGATAATGATTGTAAAATGGCAACATCAGTAATGCGTGGTTTATTTAAAAATGATAGTGATGCTAGATCAGAATTTTTAGATATAATTAAAGGACAAGGTTTTTAATGTATATATCAACAAAAACTTACAAACATTTAGGTCCAGTAGCTTATAGACAATGGAGAGCAGATAGTCATTGTAATATGATTCATGGGTATGCTTTATCATTTCATTTTGAATTTGAAAGTGAAACTTTAGATGCTAGAAATTGGGTAATGGATTATGGAGGTTTAAGACCTTTAAAAGAAAAACTTGAGGAATGGTTTGATCATACTTTTTTATTAGCACAAGACGACCCAGAATATGATTTACTTAAAACACTAGGTGATATGAAAGTAGCAAAGATAGTAGAGGTAGAGAAAACAGGATGTGAAGGATTAGCAAGTTTTATATATGAGTATATAAATACTATTTTTTTACAAGAGTATGGAGAAGATAAAAGAATATGGTGCTGTAAAGTAGAGGTAAGAGAAACGGATTCTAATATGGCAATGAAAGTAGGGCATAGAGATGACAATGAGTTCATATAGACATCTAAGTTGGAAACAATTTGATATAGCTGTAGCGCATTTAAAAAATAAATACAAAAATCAAAAATATGATGGAGTATATGGTCCTGCTAGAGGAGGGTTAGTTTTAGCTGTTAAACTTAGCCATTTATTAGATATTCCATTAATTTTAAAACCTAGAAGTGGTTGTTTATGGGTAGATGACATTATAGATAGTGGTGCTACATATAATAGTTATAAAGGTTTTATGTGTAAAGATTACTGCTGTTGGGTAGCAAAAGAAGAAAGTAAAAACTATTACAATGTTTTAAAATCTAATAAATGGATTGTATTTCCTTGGGAATCTAGTCATGTTAATGATATACAGTCAGATAAAATAAAGTATGAGAATAAAATATGCTAAAATTAAATGAAATATTTGAAACAATACAAGGTGAAGGTACACATACTGGAACACCAAGTGTTTTTATTAGACTACAATCTTGTGATGTAGGTTGTTCCTTCTGTGATACTAAACATACATGGCATTTAAAAAAAGGAATGGAAGACAGTATATATAATATAGTAAATAAAAAGGTTGATAGCCCTACTTATGCTACAATTACTGTAGATGAATTACATGATTTAATAATGGATAAATTTGTAGCAAGGAACATAGTTATTACAGGTGGGGAACCTTGCTTATATGATTTAACAGAATTAACTAATGATTTAATAGAAAATAATTTTAAAGTTCAAATAGAAACATCTGGTACAGAGTTTATAAGATGTCATTATGACACATTTGTAACAGTAAGTCCTAAGATTAACATGGCAGGTAAAAAAAGTTTAATTAAACAAGCTATATCAAGAGCTAATGAAATTAAATTTCCAATAGGAAAACAAAAAGATGTTGGTGTACTAATAGATTTTTTAGAGGAGTATGGCATTACTGATAAGCCAGTTTACTTACAGCCTTTGAGTCAAAACCCAAAAGCGACTCAAATATGTATTGATACAGCTACAAACCATGATTATAAAATTAGTATTCAAACTCATAAATATATAGGATTAAGATAATGGCAAGACCAAAAATAGAAATTACTGAACAAATAATAAAACAAGCAGAATCTTTATCAGCACAAGGTTTAACTATGAGCCAAATAGCTAATGTGCTAGGAATGGGAGAAACAACTTTATATGAGAAACAAGCAGAGTATCCGAAGTTTTCGGAGGCTATAAAAAGAGGAAGAGATAAAGGAGTTGCAACTATTACTAATGCTTTATTTACAAAAGCAAGAGCAGGAGATAATACAGCAATGATATTTTATCTTAAAAATAGAGCAGGTTGGAAAGATAGAGTTGAAACAGAACATACTGGGGATGGATTAAAAGTAGATGTTAAAATCGGAGATAGATTCCAAGACCTTCTTGAAGTACTTGACGAACTTGCCTACGACAAGCAAGAAAGCGACAATACAACTATACAATGATTGGTATAGAACAGCTAGGAACAAACAACTAAAACCTAGAGGTGATTGGAATGTCTGGTTAATACTTGCAGGTAGAGGGTGGGGTAAAACCCTTACAGGAGCAATAGATGTAATCTTGTATGCAATAAGCCATGATAATGTAAGAGTAGCAGTTGTAGCACCCACAACAGGTGATTTAAGACGAGTTTGCTTTGAAGGAGTATCAGGTATTGTAAGTCAGATGCCTTTAGAATGTTACAAAGATGGGTACTCTAGTTATAATAAATCTACATCTGAGATAGAGTTATACAATGGCTCAAAGATAATGGGCTTTAGTGCAAGTGAACCAGATAGATTTAGAGGTAGTCAATATCATAGAGCATGGTGTGATGAGTTAGCCGCATGGAAATATCCAGACTCTTGGAATCAATTACAATTCGGAATGAGATTAGGTGATAAGCCACAAACAATAGTAACAACTACACCTAGACCAACTAAGTTAATAAAACAATTATATGATAGAAAAGATGTTGTAACTACACAAGGTAATACTTTTGAAAATAAAGATAACCTTGCAGATTCTGCTTTAGAATTGTTTAAAACACAATATGAAGGAACAAGATTAGGTAGACAGGAGTTATATGCAGAAATATTAGAAGATATTGAAGGTGCATTGTGGTCAATGGCAATGATAGAAGAATTAAGAGTTAATGAGATTCCAGAAATGAAAAGAACAGTTATTGCTATTGATCCTGCTGTTACTGCAAATATAAATAGTGATGAAACAGGAATTGTGGTATGTGGTTTAGGAATTGACAACAGGTATTATATATTAGATGATGTTTCAGGAAAGATGTCTGCTGATGCGTGGGCTAATACTGCTGTTAATGCTTATTATAAGTATAATGCATCAAGGATTATAGCTGAAGTTAATAATGGAGGCGACTTGGTGGAAAGATTATTAAGAACTGTTGATATAAACATTCCTTATAAATCAGTTAATGCAACTAAGGGAAAAGTTATAAGAGCAGAACCAATAAGTGCTTTATATGAACAAAAAAGAGTATCACATTGTGGTGTTTTTTCTAAATTAGAAGACCAAATGTGTAGTTTTACAGGTGAAAAGTCAAAATCACCAGATCGACTTGATGCCCTAGTATGGGGTTTAACAGAGTTAAGTAAATCAAGCATGACAGCTTTATGGAGAGTTAGCTAATGGGAATTAAGAATGCTTGGAAAGCCTTATTAAATAAAACAAGTGAGCAAAAGATTTATGGTGGTGGATCAACAGTAAATTATCATCAAACAGGGTACAGCAATGCAACATCAAGAGATTCTTATGCTGACTTAGCAAGAGATGGGTATACAGAGAATGCTATTGTATACAGATGCATTAATGAGATAGCCAATGGAGTTGCGGCAGTTCCTTTTAAACTTATGAGGGGCGATCAACCTATAGACGACCACCCATTGCTAGATTTATTAAGCAAACCTAATCCTACTATGTCCCAAAGTGAATACTTTCAAAAATTAGTTAGTTATCTTTTAATATCAGGCAACAGCTATATGCTAAGAGTAGGAAGTGATGATGGAGTACCTACAGAGTTATATTGTTTAAGACCAGATAGAATAGAAATTAAAACAACTAAATATGGATTTATGCCAAATAGTTACCATTATGTTGTAGAAGGACAAATAAGAGATAAGTATGATATTGATCCTTTAACTGGTCAATCTGTATTAAAACAAATCAAATTATTTAACCCTATGGATGACTTTATGGGGCAATCTCCTTTAATGCCTGCCGCCGCAGATATAGACCAACATAATCTAGGTGGTAAACATAATACTCATTTATTAATTAATGGAGCAAGACCTA